TCACCATCGCCTCGGGCGATGAACAGCTTCTCGGCGGGCGCCTGCGTGAGCGCGCGTCGGAAATTGCGATTAAAGGGCATGGTGCCAACTTCAGGATAGTCATCGGCGACGCGGCCGTCACCCATCGCCAGCCGAATGTCGACCTCGCGGATCAGCTCTACGTCGTCTTCGACCACGATAGGCTGATCTGGTAGCGGCGGACGCGCGACAGGCGCGGTACGACGTGCGTCACGACGTGCCTCAACCTCGCCGTCGATCACCTCGCGGACAAAGCGAAACCAATCCGGCACGCCCTTGTGGGCCCGCTTCTCCAATTGATCGATCGACTGCTGCTTGAGCGTCTTGCTCGACCCCGCAGCGATCATCGCGTCGGTCGCACGGTTGGCGACATCGACCTGCGTCCAACCAAGGCGGTCGCGCTGGTCCCTCACCCACTGCGAGACAAATTCAACTGATTCAAAGGCGTCCATAGGGCGCCACCCTACAAAAGGCTTGTGCCCGCTGCGCGAACAAAGTTCTTGTTGCGCCTGGCACAAGGTTCTTGTAGAGCCGTGGGGCATGAGCAACTCGGCATTCACCAAGGCGCTGGCCCACTTCGATGGCAACCAGTCCAAGTTCGCGAAGGCGATCGGAACGTCGCAACAGCGGATTTCCTACGTCGCACAGCGCGGGAACCCCCTGCCCTCTGACCTGGTGCTCGCCACTGAGCGAGAGACCGGCATTCCCCGCGACCAGCTTCGGCCAGACCTGTACCCCTCCGAGCAATCCTCGGTGGCGGCATGAGCGGGGAGAAGCCCGAGGGCTATCCACATGTTCGCCGGGTCGGCGCCTACCTGTTCTTCGGTTGGCTGGCGATCTGCTCGGCGATCGTGGTGCGCGTTCTGCTCGCCCGTATCGGTCTTTCCGCCGGAAGCACGCTGCTTGGCGACATCGTCAACTATGCGGTGATCGTCGCGACGTTCCTTGCGCTGCGGGACATGACGACGCGTCACGAGCGGTATCCGTCATGATCCGCTGGGTCGCCGACAACTGGCTGCTCGTCAGCGTGGCCGGTGTCTTCGCCGCCGCCATGGCGCACGGCGTCGCCGGCAGCGTCATCGCCACGCTCGTCGAGACCGACGCCCACGAAAGCCACTCGTCCTTCAGCCAGCACCCGCACCAGCACCCCCACCGCAACGGTGCGGAAGGCGCGAACGGGGTCGGGGTCGATCAGGTTCATGCCCAACGAGGTAATCTATGACATCGCCGACGATCCACGGGCATCGCTCCGTGTTTTCCGCTTCGTCCGTTCTCGATGCCATCGCGGTGTCGCTGAAGCAGATCAAAGACGAGGACCGCCTCACCTACGCCGACCTCGGCGCCGTGCTCGGCAAGAGCGAGGACCAGGCCGCGAAGTATTGCGACGGCTCGGCGACGATGGATGCGGTGACGTTCGCCCGCGCCAAGCGCGAGTGGAACGGCCGCTTCACCGGCCCGTATGATCGCCTGTGCGTCGAGACGCGCCCCGGTGCCGACTGCGATCGCACCCGCGGGTCGAAGGTGCTGAAGGCGGCGCTGGCGCTGTCGGTCGCACTCGAAGACGACGATCAGGTGTCGCCGGCGGAAGTGCGGGCCAACCGGGCGACGATCGAGGCGGCGCGCGATGCGCTCGAGGATCTGCTCCGCAAGCGGGTGGCTGCGGCATGATCGGCACCTACGGTCCTCCGTGCCCCTTCCGTGCGGTCGGCAAGACCTGGAAAGCGGGATTGCTCCCCTATTCGCCTGAAGGCCTGTCGGTCATCGCGCAGCACAACGGCGTCACCGTCGACAAGCTGTCGATGCCCAATCGACACGCGTCCAATCCGTACATGCAGACCTGGATGCACCGGTTGGGCGTCGCGCAAGCCGCTGGCGTCGACGTTCGCCCTCATGGCCGTTGGCTCACTCCTGAGCAACTTGGCGGGCTAGCGGCATGACCGCCAAGATCGCTCCCTTCCCCGCCGCGTACCTCTACGCGCGAAACGCCGTGTTCGGCTTCCACGCAGTGATCGAGCAGCGAATCCACTGTTCTCACTACGCGATCGACGCCCGCATGCCCCGCGAGGTGCGGGCATGACCGACACGTGCCGCGAATGCGGGCGGAAGCTAACCGCCGCGCGTCCAGATCGGGTCAGCAAGACGGGCTTGTGCGTCGACCACGCGAACAAGGTGAAGTGGACGCCTGAGTCACGGGCGAAGCTGGCCGCGGCTGTGCGGGCGCGTCACGCTCGCGAGCGTGCCGACCCGGTCAAGATGGCGGCGAAGGTCGCCAGTGGCCAGCGCCTACAGCGCGATCACGGCTCGACGCCTGAGATGGTCGCTAAGCAGAGCGCCGGCCGATCGCGCACCTTTTGGTGCCCCGAGGCCTATCGCGGCCTCAACCGCGAGCTGAAGCGCAAGCAGATCGGCCTAGCTGAACGAAAGCAGATGATCGCGACCGAGATGCTTCGCGACGCCCACCGCCGCGAGATGGCGGCGCTAGCAGCAGAGCGCGCCCGCAGGAACGCGATGTCGCCGTTCGAGCGCCAGGAAGAGCGCCTTCGCAACGGCGCGTCCGTCGTCACCAAGTTCACCCCCCGCCGGGCTGACCCGTCCTACACCCTCGGCGGTGTCGTGGGAGCAATCGCATGACCGACATCGATACCGCCCTCGCCCGTCGCAAGGCTGCACGCCTCGACCGCTCCAACCACCCCTCTCAACGCTTGGCTTGGGCCACCCCCAAGCTCGACCAGCTCCGTCGTGAGATGGCGATGGCGCCGGAGCGGTTCTGATGCAGATCGTTCTTCCTTGGCCCCCTGCGAGCCTCTCGGGCCACGCTAAGGGGCACTGGCGCTCAAAGGCGTCGGTCACCGCCAAGCACCGCGAGTGGGCACGCAATGCTACGCTGGCGGAGGGTGCCTGCGAGATTGCAGGCAACGGCGACGCACGCGTGATCGCGGCGTTTTACCCGCCCACCAAGCGCGGCGATCGGGTCAACTTCCCCAATCGGATGAAGCCCTATTGGGATGGCATCGCCGACGCGCTCGGGATCAACGATAGCCGCTTCCTCCCCAGCTACGTGTTCGGCGAGCCGGTGAAGGGCGGGCAGGTCGTGGTGACGCTGCCGTGATGCGCTATCTCGACGTCTGCGCCGGGATCAGCGCGTCGACGGTCGCCTGGCGTCCGCTCGGCTGGGAGGCAGCCGCCTACAGCGAGATTGAGGCCGCGCCGCGCGCCGTGCTCGCGCACCACTATCCCGAGACGCCGCTCCACGGCGACTTCACCACCATCCAGGGCGACGAATATGGGCCAATTGACCTTCTTGTCGGAGGCACCCCTTGCCAAGACTTCAGCATCGGCGGCCTCCGAGCGGGACTGGATGGAAAACGTGGCGGTCTGTCGCTGGAATATCTGCGACTGGCTGATCGTACACGGTCCACGTGGTTGGTATGGGAGAACGTCACCGGAGTTCTGTCGCTTGACAAAGGACGGGCATTTGGCGCCATCCTCGGGGGGCTGGCAGAACTCGGGTATGGGTTCGCCTACCGAGTTCTTGACGCTCGGGGTTTCCACCTTTCCGACCAACCCCGCGAGCGGGTTATCTTGGTCGCAAATCGTGGAGACTGGCGCGCTGCCGGAGCGGTACTTTTTGAGCGTTCGTGCCTTGAGGGGCATCAACCGCCGAAAGCGGAAACCGCCCCTGTTCTCACACGCCTCGGGGGTGTGGCTCTCGATGACCGCACGCCGTGCGTGCTGGGCAAGGGCAGACCTCGCCGCACAACACCGCGCGAATGGGAACGAGCGCTTGGCTTCGAAGATGACTACACGCTTGTTAGCTGCCGCGGCCGGCCTTTGGGCGATGGCCTGAGATACAAGGCACTCGGCAACAGCATGGCCGTGCCGGTTATGCGGTGGATCGGTGAGCGTATCGCGGCGGTAGAGGCGATCACTGATCGCCAGGCGGTGGCTGCATGAGCGGCTACGCGCGCTTCCACCGAAGTCTCGTGGGGCATCCGGCTTTCCGCAATGACGCGGAGGCGATGGCGTTCGCCTACATGGTGCTGCGCGCCTCGTGGAAGCCCGCTCGGGTTCGGTACAAGGCGCGCGCGATCGAGCTTCGCCGGGGGCAGCTCGCCATGTCCGTGCGCGACCTCGCCGACGCGATGGACCGCGACAAAGGGTGGGTTGAGCGCCTTTTAACCCGTCTCAAATCCGAGACCATGATCGAGACACATGCCGAGACTGGCGTGCTGGTCATAACCATCTGCAATTACGACAGATTCCAGCACGGAAACGACATTACCGAGACAGTCGGCAAGACACCGGATGAGACGCCGGCAAGACAGACGCAAGACACAGAACAAGTAAGGGAAGAAGTTAAGAAGGGAGAGACTAACGTCTCTCCTCGCGCAAAGCGCGCTGGTGGGCAGGGCATCCGTCTTCCCGATGATTGGTCTCCGGTTCGGTTTGCTGACAGCACCGTCGCCCGTGAGGTCGTGGACCGCCGCGGCGTTGAATGGGCGCGGCGTGCTCTCGAAAGCTTCCGAAATCACTGGCGAAGCGCCAACGGCCCCACCGCCAAGAAACGGGATTGGCAGGCAGCATGGGCGAATTGGATCATCGAACAGGACAACCGAGATGGCAGACGACCTGACCCCTTGGGCAAACAGCGGAGTAGCCCTACCCTCGACGCGCTCGACGGCTTCGTCCGCCGGTCTTCCCACTAGCACCACCCCTTCGACCGATGCCGATCGAGGCCGGTTTGCGGCGTGCGTCGGTCCATGCCTCGCTCTGGTCGCGCCGACTGGCATGGGCGCAGATGAGCGCCGGGCTTGGATTGAGGCAGCCTTCGCTGCGCTTCGTCACCTGCCAATCGACGTGATCGAGAAGGGCGCGCGGGAAGCGCAGCGCAAGGCTGACCATCCAAGCAAGATCGTGCCAGCGATCGTGGCGATCGCCGAGCCCGAGATGGCGTGGCGGCGACGGAACGCCGCACCCCGCCCAGCGTCGGCACAGCCCGCCTTGGTGGCGCCTGGC